TCAAAATTCTTCATATTTTGCCCCCGTATATGTGAATATCCCGTTCACATATTTGCACTGGAACACGCCCGACAGCTCTCTGTTTTCCTTCGCGTCGCGCTGGGCGCGTTTGATCATTCTGGCGGTGAACCGGTCGCATTCGGTGGTGCTGAGTCCAAGGTTCTGCTGACACCATAAATGGATGCTGCTGCTCTCGCGTTTGTCCTGCCGGTAGAAGCGCGGCGGCATGGTTTTTGCAATCTCTTCAGCCTTGCGGATCTCATCCGATGTGGCAGGGACATCATCCTCCCAGCATATATAATCGGCGGCGTGATGTATGGTGACGCTCTGCTGCTTGAGGCGGTTGCCCCTCTTAACGTGGCGGAAAACGCCCGTGACGGGGTTCTCTCCGACCTTCTCGATCACGGACACGGCGCGGGCCCAATTCGTCAATTCTGCGCTGCCTGCGCCGATATATTCGAGGTTGTAGTCATCATCCTGGGCCTTCTTTTTGATCTTGTTGGTGTGGTGCATCACTATGCAGCCGAACCCGTGCTTGTGGATTATTGGGTTCAGGCTGTTGCGCAGGAACTTCGAGACGTCGCCCTGCTTCGAGAGATCGCAGCCGGCGAATGCGAAAAGCGGGTCCAGCGCCACGATGTCAACCGGCTTGTAGGCAGAAACGGCCTTATCGAGCCATCCGCAGAACCCCTCACCTGAGATTTCGTCCTGGCTGATAATGATCAGGTTCTTGTTGATGAGTTCGATTTCTTCATCCGACAGGCAGAGCCCCTGCGCGATACCCTTGACGTATTCGGCCAAATCGAGCCGGTTGTTTTCAGCCTGCACCACCATGCAGCGCATTGGGCGCGTTGGATTCAGACCGAAAAATGAATGTCCGGTGGCGAAACAGGCCATCATCTGCATCAGCAGCGAGCTTTTGCCAATACCGGATTGCGAAACGATCATCCACGAGCCCTCCTGATAAAGAAATCGCGGCGAGATCAGGGAATCATCGTCCTTTTCCATATCCACCGCGAGCAGGTCCTTGAACGCGGTGTCTAGGCGCTTCTTGCCATCAATGAAATCCAGCCATTCGCCCCAGGTGGCGCAGCCGGCGTTAGTGGCGATCAGGCGCTGCCGTCTGCCAGAGCGATAGACACCAGGGAGGCGGCTCAGGCGGGCTGGGTTGCGGCAAGCCTTGTCTGCTGTGTAGCCGTACCCTTCCAGCACCTCAAAGAGCCGCAGAACGCGCTCTTTGTAGACCTCTTTGTCTGTGCCTGCGTCAATACGGACAATCGCGTGAATGCTCTTGTTGCCGCTGTCCACAATCGCGCTGCATGGAAGTTTGAGCTGCTCAATAATGGCAAGCTGCTTGTCAACCGGAAGATCGTCGTTTTCGATCAGGACGTGCCGATAATCCACCACGTTGGCGTTGTTGACGCCCTGCCCATCCAGCGGGTTGTGCCGAATCCAGACCCCGGCCTCCTGGTTGTAATCGGTCACGAACGAAAGCGGTGCGTTCAGAAGCTCCTCATAGGCGATCTTGAAGTTTCCCAGGCCGTGCGGCACGAACTTGTCCTTTTCGTTCTTTTGGGCCTTTGAAACGATGTTGATGGTGTCTCCGGGACGGAAAACGGCCTTCGCGTAGGCGATGATATCGGCCTCCTGATTCCAGCCGGTCGAAATCGTAAAGGATTCGTTGAATCCGACATAGCGCCCGGGTGTTGATGTCGCTTCCGCGCGCGGATCCGTGCCGCTGTCATCTTTGGCCCATTTGATCAGGCTGGCGATCGTGCGCTTGGGGCCGCTGTAAGAGGCGAAAGAGTTCCATTTCTTTATGCAGGTGCTGTCGTGATTCTTTGCTCCGTCCGGATGCCAAGCCATCCAGTCGGAGACGCTGCAGCCGGAATTGTAGAGTGCAATCCCGACATCGAGCCAGTCCGCATAGCTTTTAGCGCGGTTGGGTGAGAGCAGTTTGAGCGCATTGAGCGCGGTTTCGCGATCGGTCATTTTTCACATCCTTTGGGTTGTAAATTCGATTTTGACGTTTCCGTCTATATCCACGCGGCGAGCCCATGCGCGGTTGCAGTGCGGGCACTGGAATTCGCATGGCGGAAGCCATCCGAAAATTGGTCTATGGGTTGCACTTTCAAACGGGATTTCCTTTTTGCAGGAGGGGCAAGTGATGGATGGTTCAAGCGTTGTCATATTGCACAGGAACCAAAAAGTAGATCAAGTTGTCCCATCTTGCGCAGTGCCCCGCTTTCCCGCTTTGCGTATGCATCCGGTCTATCCAGCGTCATGCCATAGGGCTTGCCGTTAATGTGTCCTTGAAATGTAACGACATCATTCCCGCAGCAGCTCCTGCCTTCATAGTCTACCGTCCAGACGCCGCCTTCGGTGTCGGTGTAAACATCGCCTTTTACAAATAGCGCGTTCATTTCCTTAACCATCCGCACAAGCTCGGCCCCACCATGTGATTTTATTAGCAAAGCCGTTTTGCGAAACAATTCTTAATGGCATACTTTACAAAAAGCTGCCGTGCATGAGTTCCGCAAAGAAGCGTCCCGTCCTTCATTTTATATAAAGCGAAGCAGCAGCATCTGCGTTTCTCTATGCGACACTCCCTAGAGTTCTGATCAAATATCAGGTGATCAACCATTCTTTCACATAATATGTCTGTTTTCATTTTACTCCTGTTGAAATTTTCCGATCAACTTCGCCGCCTTAATTCTTCGCGCCAGCGCTGCCTCCACCGGATGGGATTGCTCCCACTGCGCACGCTGCGCCTTGAACTCATCAGAAACCCCACGCACAATCAGCGCCGGGATCGCGCGAGCGAGAATCAGGATCAGCACGAATCGGCACAGCATCAGAATCAGGCGATCAAGCAGTTTCATGCCACATATCTCCATCCGTTCTTTGCAATGCGGTCAATCAGGTCTTTTGCGTCCGCAAACCTCAAACGCTCCGGATTCTGGACCCCCAGCCTTGCCAGCAGCTTGACCTGCTTTGGTGTCGCGTAGTTCTCCTGGGAGCGTTTTACGATCGCGTCAATCAGCGCCGAAGCGTGGCCGCGATTCAAAACCGCCTCCACATCGAATCCTCGCCCGGACAGATACTCGATCTGCTTCTTGGTGGGCCGCTGCTCCTGCCATTTGAAAACAGGCTCATACATTTCGAGCTGCTCGGCGTGGATCGAAATGGCCCATTCGACCGGGTTAATCAGCCTCGCCTTCCTCATGCGGTTTTCTTCAAGCTGCTTCGCCAGGGCGCTTTCGCGCGCACGTTTGGCCTCTGTCTTTGCCTCAGCCATTGTCTCGAAAAGATCGCGGCGGCCGCCTCCGAAATCCTGCGCCTCAATCATCTTCGCGGCGATCTCTTCCGATTCGGCCACAAGGTGGGCGGGTTTGCAGAGCGAATGCTTTTCACTCATCCAGAGGAAATCAAGCAAAAGCAGATCGTCCTTTCCCGGATGAATCCGTGTTCCGCGTCCGACCATCTGGGTGTAGAGTGACCGAACCTTGGTGGGGCGCAGCACAACGATGCAATCGGCGCTGGGTTCGTCCCATCCCTCAGTCAGCAGCATGGAGTTGCAGAGCACAGAGCCAGGCCCGGCCGCTGTGAACCATTTCAGTATGTCGCGGCGATCCTCAGAAGTGCCGTCAATGTGCCGGACGCTGATACCGCGATCTTTCAACAGGGCTTCCAGCTTCATAGAAGTGGCAATCAGGGGCAGGAATGCTACCGATTTCCGGTCATGGGCGGCGGCAGCCATGTGATCCGCTATCTGCTCCAAATATGGATCAAGGGCGTTCCCGAGGTCTTTGTCGTTGTAGTCGCCGGCCGTCACCCGGACCCCGCCCAGGTCAATCCTCAGTGGTATGGTCTGCGCTTTGATCGGGCAGAGATAGCCGTCATTGACCGCATCCGGCAGGGTGTACTCATACGCAACATCATCGAAGAACTGCCCAAGGTTGCGCTTATCGCCGCGATCCGGCGTGGCCGTAACCCCGAGAACCTTTGCGCCGCAAAAGTGCTGCAGCACCCTCTGATAGGAATCGGCCAGGGCGTGGTGCGCCTCATCCACAATCACGGTGTCGTAGTGATCCTGCGAAAAACGCTCAAGACGGCTTGGGCGCATCAGCGTTTGAACCGATCCAACCGTTACCGGAAAGAGCGATTCCCGTGCGGTTTCATCAGCCTTTTCAATCGCGCAGTCAATGCCCGTTACGGCGCGCAATTTGTCCTGAGCCTGGCGGATCAGTTCATCCCGGTGCGCCAGCACAAGAACGCGCTCGCGCCTGGCGACAAGGGTTTGGATGATCTTCGAAAAGATAATTGTTTTGCCAGTTAGCCGCACCCTGTTGGCATAACCAACAAGGTGCGATTGAACTCCTTCCATTTTTCAATAACGGCATCGTGGGCTTGAATCTGATATTCTCTGAGTTGCATTAGTAACCAGCAACCTCCTTCCGTCTTGCTAACATTTCATCGTGATGCAGTTTCACGTGATCGGACTGACTCATGACCAAAAGATTTTCTGGGGAGTTGTTTTTCTTGTTTCCGTCTATGTGGTGAACAACCTCTGTATGCGTAAGTTTGCGCCCGATAATCATCTCCGCAACAACTCTGTGCTGATGCCTGCCATTGTATTTGACATAGCCAACACCTGTTCCGCGCAAGCGCGCCGTATTGATTCGGCCTGCAATTTTCCCCTTAGCCCTCTGTCCGCATGACCACGAACAATATTTTGCTGTTTTTGCTCTGTATGGTTGGACGCAGAATGGCTTTCCGCAGTGCTTACAGATCAATTCTGGCCACGGTGCATTTCTTTGCTCAGTTGTTGGCATTTGCTTTCTCCAAGTGTTGGAATCTTGATTTCAGCCAGCGGTACATCCACAAGGCCAGCTCGCGCCGGGTCTCGCAAAAGTCGAACTGCACGTTGTGCTGCTGAGAGATTGCGAACAGGTGCGAGATGAACCACTGCGGGGTTGCCTTGCCATGCTTGCCCCAATCGTGCGTCACGATCTCGGTCTTGCGGCCCTCAACCATGTAGAGGATCGGCCAATCCGGATCAAAGGCCGCCCGTGCGCGTTCGATCTTCCGAACCTCCCTGGCGCCGTGCTGAGTGAAAGACTGGATCAGGTCCGCAATGCTCTTGCGTTCGATGCCCCAGCGATCGTCCCCGGTAACGGCATAGTCGAATGTTTTCAGGGTGGCAACCGTCACGGTCGCGTATTGAGGCGGGAACCGAAGCGGCTGCTTTTCCTGAATGTCAACGGTGATCGGGACCGGGGAGGCGGGGGCCTCCCCAATCACACGAACAGGATCAATCAAAATCGAATTTTGGCTTTCCTGGCTTGCCCACATTTCCAGACTCCTTTGCTGAGGGCTTGGAAACCCCATCCTCGATGATGATTGAGCACTCCGGGCCGGTGCTGACCCGTGTGGTAATGGCCTGCAGGCCGTTTGCTTCCAGCCACCGTCCGAACTCATTCAGTGTCGGCATGTCCATCATTTCAATCCGGTCAATCAGCACAAAACCCATATTCGGATTGACGCGCTGGCAGATCGCGGCCGCAACCACAAGCTGCTCTGCGCCGCTCATGCCGTCCCAGGGCTGGCCCTTGAACTTCAAGACACCATCCTCAACGGTCAACTGCTTCAGGGGCATATCCGCATCCTCAAGCAGTCCGTGCAGTTCGGCCTGATTCTGGTCAATCTGCTCCGTCAATGCGCGATACTCCTCCGCATAGCCTTCGGCCTCGCCCAGGGCTTTCTGCCGTTCGAGGTTCAGGCGCACACGGGCGTTCTTTTCCTCGATGTCGGACAGCTTCAACTGGAGCGCCTCATCATCCATCAGGGTGCCTGGCTCATCTGCATCGTCCAGTGCATCCTGAATGGCCTGAAGTTCTGTGCGGGCATCGGCCAGCTTCTCCATCATTTCCTCAATGCGGCGGTTCTGCGCATCACGCTTCTGCTTGAGCATTTCAATGTCTGCGCGGGCCCGGCGAATCTTTGAGTTGTGCGTCACCACAGCCTCGAGCTGCTTCATGATGTCGCTGGCCTCGAAAAGCTCCGTTCCGGCTTCTTCGTCCCACGGCATCGCTTCGGCGTGCTTCTCGGCGCGGCGCTTCAACTGCCCGATGGTCTCGCGATCGGCATATAGCTTCTTGTGCTTCTCTTCATAGGGCGCAAGGTCAACACCTATGATCTCAAGCAGAATCTTGGCTTTGGCCTTGTCATTCGCGTTCACGAACTGCCCCAGATCGAGGGCGAAAGCGGACACGAAATCATTTAGCAGTGACTGGCCGCTCTTCTTGCCTTTGGGATCTTCAACCTTGAGGTAGGAGCCCTTTTCGGTGAAGGTCTTTTGAACCTTCAGGCCGTTCGACAGATTGATGCTGACCGATCCGCCCTTCTCGCCAGCCTTGACGGCGTTGGTGGGGTCGTACTTCGCGCCCCCAAGCGCCGCCATGATCGCGTTCAGGCACGAGGTCTTGCCCTGTCGATTGTTGCCGCCGATGATCGTGAGCCCCGTGTCAGCGGGCACAAGCTCCACGGCCTGCACCCGCTTCACATTTTCGATCTGCAGCGAAGCGATCTTCACCTTAGAATTCGAAGTCATCCTTGGTCTCCTTTTTGGATTCGGACTTCTTCGTGGACTTCGCGGGCGTTCCGGGCTCCAGCCAGCGCTTAACTTTGTTGTTTTCCAGCTCCTTGCCCGTGTTCTTGCTGGTGAACTTCGACACTGACAGTTCAACGCGGCCGATCTTGTTGGAGAGCTTCATCAGGTCCGCCGGCGACAGGTTCTCGCCGTGCTTGCGAACGCCGCAGCTCACCAGGGGGCCGGACACCTTCCACTTGATCAGATCGCGCGTGTACTTCTCGGTTTCCTTGAGGCCGATGCGCTCCGTGACCTTCGCGCCCTCGCAATCAAGGTGCAGCACAATGGCTTCGACATTTCCGTCTTCTTCGATCTTTTCGACATTCTCCACCGTGGCCGGCCCGGTCCACCCGTCCGGATGCACAATGAACTCGCCCATTGTCGCTTCAAACTTCTCGTTAAATCCAACATATCCGCCCATGACTATTTCCTTCCTTCTTTGATTTTATTTGAAACCTTTTCCCAATTCTCATCTTCGGACATTGCATCCATCCACGGCTCATCCGCGTTGAACCAGCTCTGATCCTTCGTGATCTTGCCCTTGCCGCGCATGTACGCTTCCAGCTCCACCGCCGTGATCCCGGAAAGCTCCATCAGGGTGCGAACCTTGCGGGCCGCGTCGCTGATCTGGGCCTCCTCGATGTGCGGCTTTGCGCCCGCTATGGCTTTGAGGATCTTCTTCCAGTTGTCGGCATCGAGCATCTTCTCGATCACGTTCGGGGCCAGATCGAGCAGCTTCTGGCCGTCCGCCAGGAAGCCTTTGCTGGTGCAGTAGCGGATCATGTCGAAATTGCTGATACCGTCCGCAGCCATGCGCTCAATCAGGATCTGCTCGTTATCTGGCACTTCAATGGTGTTGCTCTCCTGATAATCCCGGAGTTTCTTCAAAACCCAGCCCATATCGTTCGGAATCTCAACATCATCAAAAAGCCCCATCGGCGTCTTTGCGGTGCTGTTGCGGGCCTGCGTCTCGAAAACGAACTTCCCGTCCGCCGCCCGTGCGAGCAGCACCAGGGGAAACTTGGTTTCGAGGTTGATCTTCTGCAGCTTGCGTCCGCTGGTGAGGAAGCGCACAAAGTGCTGGCCGTTCTCATCCACCAGATCCTCCGCATGGAAGCAGAAGACAATGATCAGATCATCGCGGAACATGTTGCTTTCGCTGATCATCTCATAGACCGAGCAGGCCAGTTCGGCCCACTTGTCATAGCCCTTCTCGTGCATCCGGGCCATCTCATCATCCACCATGATGGCGTTGACGGTATCCACCACAACGGTCTTGAACGTGCCGTTGTCATTCACCTGCTGCAGGTACTGCCACACCTTGCCGGGATTGCTCTCGCGGATGTAGTTGCCCTTGCGTTCGTTGAACTGCTGTTTCCAGCCCTTCCAGCTCAGACCCTTGCGGTCTGCATCAATGTAGTATGTCGTTTCCGGGTCAAGCGTCCGCATCGCGGTCGTTTTCCCGTGGCCCGACTGGCCCATCAATCCGATTATCGTACTCACTATTTATCCTCCAGTTTGGTTGCTTTCCATTCCTTCTTGGGACAGTATTTCCAACTGCCCGACTCCACCGCTTTCGCGGCTTCCGTATCGGTCACACGCTCAATGCGACCGTTCAGAGCGTGTTTGATGCATTTCGTGGTAATCACCTCCTCTCGGTTGTTTTGTGGTTCAGTCGAAAACGAATTCGGGCTTGAGTTCCTCGAAGATCACCCTGAACCTGCGGCTGGTGCCGGGTTTCATGGTTGCGGCCACTTCGCGGGGGGCAGGGGTGCCGTCACCGTTCCAGCGCTGATTGATGTAATCCGGCTCATCAGCAAACATGCGGCAGAGCGGGTTCTCGTAGCCGTCCTTGGCGATCCAGAGGGAGATTTCGGTTCGGGAAACCACCGCTGGGGCAGGGTCTTCTTGGGCCTCCTCCGGCTCCACATCAATGATTTCGCAATTTTGCGGAGGCTCAGATGGGGCGGTGAAAGCGCGGTCGAAAGGAAACACATCTCCTTTATGCATAGGCGCTTGGCCGCGATTTTTGTTGGGGACGCGGAGAAGTTTTATTGCCTCCCTGATTCCCAAATGCGAAACGGTTTCGTATTTGAGTTTGTCGCGGCAGGCATAAAATTTCATGTAGTGCTGAGCGGTGCGCTTATTGATTGGGAGTTCTCGGCGGCACCACGCCTCAAACTCTCCATGCCCCAACCATCCTTTAACAAGCGAGAGCTGATGTCCGATCTCGATTGCGCACTCAAGTCCACCGCGCATATTTTTGTCTATGCCGTTGTTTCTTTTTACTATTTCATCCTTCGCAGCCGCGAGCCGTGCAAATTTCTTCGGGTCCATCGGCGGCTGAGCGTTCACTGGGATGGGGAGGCGGTTCATTTCGACCCCCTTATGTTTTTGATCATGACTTTTGAGATTTCTTCTGAAATCGCCTTTGCCATTTTGTCGGAGAAAAGTGGGTCAATGAATACAATGTCAACGGTCATTGTTACGCGCGATCCGTCCTCGCTAACCCGCAAGCCTGCTTCTGTTTTTTTGGGCTTCATTTCGCACCCCCGACCAGTTCAGCCCTGCGCCATCCATCCTTGTCTGCAAAATAGGCGGCCCCGTCTTTGAGACGCGCAATTCCGTTCACGATGTAGGGCATCCACGCCATGCGCTTCCAGCGGTGCTTGCCTCCAGTTGAGCGCTTCCAGCCGTTCGTTTTTCTTTGACGGTCCCTGCTTGCGATGCTCATTTCCCAATCCTCCTCACCGGCCTGCGCTCCGGCCCAACCAACCGTTCTACGCTGCGCTCAATATCGCGCTCCTTGATCATCGCCCGCCGCTGAAGCGTGGCGAGCAGTGCGAGTTTGTTTATAGTCACGACAACTTCTCCTTCCTGTGCGTGTACGCACACTTTGAACCAAAAAAATAATGATCCGCATAAGACTCCAGAGCCTGCCTGCAAATGTACGCGATAGAACGCTCCTCCCGCTTCGCAATCTTTGAAATTGCGGCATACAGTTTTGGGTTATCTTTCAGACTTGCCGTAACCTGATATTTGTTTTTGTCCATACCTTTCTCCGTTTTATGTCTCAAATGTACGCACACGCACAGGATGCGTCAAGCAAAAATAAATAAAAAAAACAAAATATTTACAATAACGGATTGTGCGTGTACGTTCTGCTGTAGGTGGTCGCTATGAGAGTAACAGAAAAACTGTACGAATGGCTTGCGGAGCAAAGGCACAACAGACGCCTTTCATTTAAGGATATGGAGCGCGCGTCTGGTGTATCACACGCATCGTTTTCTCGCCTCTACAGCAGAAACACGCAGAGGATAGATGACAAAATGGTGTCTGCAATATGTTCTATTTTCGGAGTGTCTGATGTCGAATTGCTTAAAATCGCCAAGGGTGGTGGAGAGCCGAGCACATATCCACAGAAAGTTTCTGCTGATGTTTTGTGGGAGTGGATTGGAAGCAACCACAATAGAATAGCCGCGCTGCGTGCAATGGGCTATGATGGAGATCTTCCCGAACACAAAAAGGGGAAACGATGAAAACCTTACTCGCAATCCTACTGCTGCCCGCCCTCGCGCTCGGGGGCGAAATCATCCTGCGCGGCCGCATCACCCACGCGATCTCGGGCGAGGGCGTAGTGCTCACGAACGCCACCATCGAGAACGAGGTGCAGGAAACCCACCAGCAGCGCGGCTTCAAAACCAAACGCTACCCCGCGCAAACGCGCACCATCATGATCCCCACCAAAGCCGACCGGGCGCCCGTGTTTGTGCATTGCGACCCCGCCGCCTGGGAGCCCGGCCGCGAATGGATCGGCCTCGCCACCGAGACAGACCGCTACCTCTATCGGACGAACGGGGTTGAGAGGGTGCTGAGGGCGTTCACAGAAACAAAGGAAAACCAGAAATGAAAAGATGCGAAATGACAGCGAAAAAAGTTGCGTCACAGGCGGCCCGGATACTCGGTAATCCGCATTCAACGCCGGCCCAGAAATCAGTAGCGGCCTCTGCGCTGACTCAGGCCCCGAACCGTAAGAAGAAAAGATAGGTCACTCCGCCAAAACGGTCACGCTCTTAATGCACCCGGCCGGGATGGTCATACGCCCGAGCATCTGCTGCATGGATGCTGACTGCACGATGGTTTTGTAATCGGGCGCATCTTCGAGCAGGAACCCGACAGACGTTATTTCTGATGGGGGCAGGGAGTCCATGTCCTCAATGAACTCCCACCGATTGGTAACGCCAGCCGAATCCATCCAGACTATTTTGACGGCCTTCATCAAAACTTCGGCCCCAGAATCAGGGTCGCCCAGAACCACCCAACGGCACGGAACCAGCGGCCCTCGCTCCACAGAATGTCCGACAGCACGCGGCTTGCCTGCCAGAACCGAATGCGGGTGCCGTCCGCCCAGGTCATGTTGTCGCAAATCCAGTCATGCACCCACCACGAAATCGAATCCACAATGTCCCGCGCCCCCGTGGCCCCATCGGACGGGTAATCCTGCGGCACGATGACGAATTTCTTGTAGCGCGGCGACCAGTAGACGATCTGCCTCGGGTTGCGGTATTTGATTGGCCCCCGCGTTCTCACTTCAAGGACGCCTTGACCTCAGTGGCCGGACTCATGCTCGCGCCGGTCGGGCCCTCAAGCAGCAGATCGCCCCCCACCGGTGCCGCAACCACCACGCATTTATAGTGGGTGCAGTTCGGCAGATACATGGCGCACCCGCTCAGGAGCGCGATCCAGATCGCAAACAGGCAGATCATCAAAAAGACCCCGAACCAGTTCTTGAGCGCGGGGTTCATGCCTCCTCCATCCTGCCGATGATGCGCACGTTGTCAATCACAAGCAGCCCGGCGGCCCCCAGCACATCCACCTTTATCTCGATCCCGCTGATCTTTTCCCATTCCTGGTCAATGCTGGCGTTTATCAGAATCATGGTTTTGGTATCCTCGCGCTCAACATGCAGCGTGTGGCCCGCTTCGCCCGAATAGATCGCCCCGGTCACGGCCTCGTTTTCAAAGGACACCGAATTCTCGCCAGCCAGCCGCATGATGTTTTCGGCCTTGTCGTTCATGGCCTCGATGATCCGCCCAGACACAAGGAAGGTTTTCCCGTTCGGAAGAGCGAAATCCTCCTCCGATCCGGAAACGGATAGCTCGACCTCAAACTCTGCATCCTGCGCGGCACTTGCCAAAGCCCCGGATGCTGCACCTACCCCCAGCACTCCGCGATAGGTCTTTTTCAAAGCGGGGGCCGCAGCTCCTGTCAGTTCGTAAACGAGCGGAGCGTCCCTGGAGGATCGTCCAAACAGGAGGCGGCCGTTATCCTTCGTCACCGCAGCCCCAAAGCTCCTTGCCCTGTCGCTGGCGGCTTCTCCCAGCACCTCGCAAAGCTGCTTGACCTGGCCGGCCTGATCAATCATGAAAAGCCGGTCAGGATCCGCGCCGGCCGCATAGATGATGCCGTCATGCGCGACCATGCACTGAATGCTGCAGCAACCGGTGTTGAATATCTCCTTCCATGCGCCACCCTCAAGCACATAGATGCGCCCGTTTGCATCGCTGCTGTCTCCGGACGGCCCCCACGCGGCCCCGCCGCCCCCGTAGAGGTCAATCCCGTTCGAGGCCACATGCACGATGTCGCCAGGGATTTTCTTGCCACTGCTCAGGCAGACGGTGGCGTTCTCGCCGAAATTGCAGGGGATATAGACCTCGCCCTTGTGTTCGGCTGCATCGCGCGGCATGGCTTTGATGGGCAGTTCGAAAACCTGCTCGCCGGTTCGGGCGTCGCAAAGCACCGGCCGATCCTCGAAACTGCGCCCAGAGCCGTATTTGTTGTTGTAGGCGACCAATGGCCTGCCTCGGTGAACAAAACCGGTCACAGACCACTTTCCGGCGATCTGAGCGGCATTCCTGATGCGCCCATCCTTGTAAACGAGGCAGTGCGTCCCGTGCTCGACCGGAAAATAAACCGCGCCATCGTGCTCAAAGGGCTGGCCAATAGTTTCCACGGCAGCCTCATGAATCTGCTTTCCGTTCAGAAAGATGCGGCTCTTGTGATCCCCGCGATAGACGTTTGAGGTGGTGGCAAACCAGCCGTGCGTGGTGCCCAGAAGCCCAACGAGCTTATAGGGCGACCCCTTCCAGATCGCTTCGTGGTTAAAATGGAGGCCGCTGGTGGATGCAGGCTCTGGGGTAGGAGGTGCGTTTGATCCAGGAGACGAACCGTTTTCGGCAATCCACTTCGCGCCCAATTTCAAAAGAGTTTTCCAGAAGCTCATCAGTACCCCCATGCGTAAGGACCGCTCTGGCAGCCCGAGATTAAAAGACTCAGCAGAATCATACAAAAGGGGAAGCCATAGCGGCGCATAATCGCGTGATGCTCTCCCTGCGGCAGCGTCCGGTATTGTGCCGACATATTCAGCAGCGCGTGGCCGTGTTCGTGCAGGATTTCCTCGCTGGTTTCGTATCCGTCCGGGCTGGTGTACAGCCTCACAAGCTGGCTGGACGTTGAAGCGGACTCGCATTGAGCGCCTACGATGTTCCCGTTCGGCTTCTTCATTCCCCAATGCTCACCAATCCGGGCGTTGCCCTTCTCGAAGATGTGGCGCACCTTCCCGTGCGGTTTTATGCCAAGCGGCTTGAGAAGCGACACGGCTTTTGCCCACGAGGATTCAACCTGCGCTTTATATTTCGATGGATACAGCAGTTGCAGTTTATCCTCGCGATTCTTCCGGCTCATGGCGTAGACTCCGCCACCCATCGCCGCCAGAATTCCGATAATGATGATGCTGCTCATTCCACATGCCCCATTTCCAGATCATCTTTCCGATGGCCTTCTTTAATATAAACGACGTTATGGATCTTCGCGCACAGCTCCCCGATACGCTCTGCCATCTTCCCAAGATTGTCCGCTTGTTTGTCCGCCGTCTGCCGAGATTTTTCGGCCATCCTGAACGCCATCCAGACACTGAATCCTGCAAGCAGAATGAGCGCGATAGTAAGCGGCATCTGTGAAGCCTCTCCTACCAGCGACGGGTCAATCTGGGCGATGGTTGCGCCGGCCAGCGAAGATGCGCCAATGGACTTCCAAAATGTGAGTGCTGTGGATATGTGGTTGTGCGGCATTATCCGATCTCCAAAATATTCCCCGGAGCGACGGTGATTATCAGTGTTTTTGCTTGAGGGATGGCCATTATTTTCCTTAATAATAGTTTATTCACTTTCCGTCGCTCCGGGTTAAAGTCCTGTTATCTGGGCGACTCCGCCCGTTGAGTTATTGAAAAAAAGATTCGTTCCATCCGTGGTGAACCAGTTCAAAGCCGCTCCCGCTGCGGCCCGGACTGCAATGCCGGTTGAACCGATGACGCCCGGCCCCTCTATTAAATCCTCCACGTTCAGCGGAACGGTCAGATTGGCGTATCCCGGTTCTGAATTTGTGCCACCGATGCAGGCTGCGCGGTAGTACACCAGATCATCAGACAGGATTTGCTCAAACGTCAGATCAGCGCATCCGTTCGTCAGGTGCGGCCACGTCGTGGAAAAGTTGGTATAGGTATTCCACGCCTCGGCAAGATTCGTGCTCCACTGCGGCGTCGGGGACATTAACTGCGAGCACACCACGCGCATGGTGACGTTGGTCTCATCATAGGCTGTGGCGGCCATAGTAACCAGCACCGTTCCTCCGGAATAGAGCGTCCAGACCGTTGAGCCAAAATAGCTGTAATTCAGAGCCTCCCCGGCTTCCTGTGCGCTCCATCTGGTTCCATAGATAAGCTCGTTGCCGGCCAGATTCGCGCCGGCATTATAGGCGGCACTCGTGTTCATCGCCTGCCAGATCAGTGAGTTTTGATATGACCAATCTAAATATCGCACAGGGGCATCGTCGTGAGTGGATTGTCCAACCAGCGTCAGGGTGCCGCGCTGGTCATTGGTGGCCTGCAAATAATCCGATGGAGCGTATCCCAAGAGGGAAATGTTTGTGATGGTGTACGTGGCCGCTTTGTCAATGCCTTCAGCCTTGGAGAAGCGGATATAGCACTGCGGGACAGAGTAGTAATCGAATCCGGGGAACAGAGAATAATCGGTTCCGTTTGTTGAAAATTCAGGCAACACGCCCGCCAGAGCGTCCGCCGATGATCCGGCAACGGAAAAGTCGTAGAGGCCATTGGTCAGAAGCGGAGAATAAATGAAGGTGTTCGTGTCAATAGAAATGCCGCTGGCAGCATTGCTGGCGTTATGCCACCAGCCGAAAACATTTGTCCACACCCCCCCCCCAGCGTCGTACCAAGTACCTGTCGGCGCAAAGTCCCACGTTTCGATCACGGCGGCATTCTTGGCGAAGTTCACCTTGTCTGTTTCCCACGCACCGTATCCCATCTCATAGGCGGTCTGCCAGTTGGCTACATTTCCGGTGGTGATTCCGGATGCCGGGGAGTTCGTGAAAAGGGGGTCGGTTTCCGTGTAAACGTACAGCGGTGTGCCGGTCGCATAGTTGGACTTCTCGGACTCCCAGACGGGATCGGTCTCGGCATAGGCATAGAGCGGGGTGCCCGTCGCGTAGCCTGATTTTTCGGACTCCCACACGGGATCGGATTCCGCGTAGATGGGCGTTCCCGTTGCATAAATCCCAGATACAACATCGAGGTTGAAGTTGGTTCCGTCCTGATTTTCGACGGACAATGTTCCTCCGGTCGAAGTCACCCCGGTCTGGTAAGTTGCAGAGCCGATTTCCACCGTGACATCCGGGCAGCTTGACTCCGCAACCTCTGTCGTGATCGTCAACAGGTGCCGCGCGATCGTAAAGGCCGCGTCCGGATCGCTGTACGGAGTTGCAGTGGCCGCGATGGTGTAGGTTCCAGCATCCAGCGCGTCTAACGAAAACCGGATTATGCCACCGGCCGCGTCAACATCGGTCGCGAGCACGGTATCCTCAATCTGTCCGTCGCGCGTGTCCGAAACAGTTAAAAGGTTTGTGCTGGCGGATAGATCAACCGGCGCTCCCCCCTGCACCACATGGAGCGTGAGGCGCGAGGAATTATCAGCCCCAGAAAGCGCAGCGTGTTCGGAATCCAGCACGTCGTTGGTGGCGATCCAGACGTTATCGGAGGCCGCACAGGCCGCAGCCAGCGCGAAGAATATCAGCAGTCTCGCTACCATTCGAGCGTTCCTCCCGTGATCAGCAGCCACTTGTTGGATGTGCTGTTGTAGATGTAGAGGTTCGTGTGGTCTATGGCGACCTGCCCTTTTGCCCCCGCAGCGGTGTTGCTGGCCGGCACGCTCACAAGCGACATTTTGAGGCCGTTCGTTGCGCTCTGCTGGTAGCTGGCGATGGTGTAGTAGGCGGATGCTCCGGATTTTGTCAGATAGTTGCTGCTGGCAGCCACCCAAACCGGATCGGTTTCCACCGTCAGAACCTTTTCTCCGTCCCACGTCAGAGTTCCGGCGTCAGATTCAATGTACCACCACGCTGAGTCGCTCCATAAGCCGACTCGCCCTTCAAGTCCGTCCTCCGTGTCATTACCGATTAGAAGCGTGTCGTAGTCGTCTCCATCGCGCCCGCGCATTTCAAACCCGATTGCGCTGTTTGTGACGCGGAGATACGATCCACTTGCGGCAGTCCAAACTGGGTCGTTTTCTGCGGCCAGCGCATTTAGATTTGTGCCATTCAGGGTCCACGCGCCCATGAGCGCCCCGCCCGATATATCCCCGTGATATGTTCCGACGGAGAACTGCGTCTGCGTTGTGAGAGGCTGCATCGTGAAAGAGTTAACGCGAAGGTCTATTCTTGGGTTATTGGGATAAATCTTAAAATAGATATGCCCCCCATTTCCTATCGGGAAGGCGGTATAGAAGACATTGGTGTATGCCAGTTCTGACTCTCCGGACGCTATGGCTCCGATTAACGTATCGTCTTGATCGTCGCAGTAGGCGTAGATTTCATAGTGCTCGCCCAGCTCTTCTACTCCGGGAAGTGTCGTGAGCGTGCATTTGTAATACCCCGGAGGGATTTCTGTCGTATTTTTCAGGGTGAATACTGGGGTGGCGCCGGCGTTAACTTCCTTGTATATTTTTAGATAATCCTCGTTGTCCGATTCCCACGTGACGACCCAATTCGTGACCGTTATATTTGTTGTAACCTGCCAAGACGTTGACGATGAAAAACCAAAATTGCTCACAACATTGTTTGTTAAGTAATACGGGATAGCGATGTCAAAGTTCCCCGTCACCACATCGCCAGTGGTTGACACCTTCGCGGCCAGTGCCGCCGTCGTTGCGTAGTCAACCCTCTGTGTTGTCCAAACCGGATCGGTTTCAACGTCAGAAAAGGTTGCCGTCGCCGCCAAATACCGGTCATCCATCACGTCCGCATACCACGGCCCCGTCCCCGTGAAGGTGTAGAGGCCCCAGTTGAACGGGGTGGCCCAATCCACAGCCCCCGCGCCCGATGTTCCTGGCGATTTCCTCAAAATCATGGTGCCGCGCCCCCATTCGAGCGTGTTGGTCGTTGGGGAAATCAGCACCACCTGCGCGAAATTGGTTCCGTTCGTGTTCGTGTCTGAGGCCGCAAAGCGCCAGATTATGGCGTTGCTCGACACTTCTGTGGTTGTGACCTGCACGATCTGGGTGCTGTCCCACGAGGGAAAGTAGTTGAATTGGCCCGTGTACCCCGCCAAATTGGTATAGGCCGCGCCGTTGTCCAGGATGATTCCGCGCACGTTCGGGGTGGTGCCCTGGGCGCTCTCGACCGAAAACGGGCGATCCATCTCCTGAATGTCCAGATAGATGTCCTTGTAGGGCTGGGCACAGACCGCGCCCGCCGCCAGAATCAGCGAAATAATCAGTTTCTTCATTTGGCTACCTCGTTTCACACAGATAGCCCAAAAATCAATCAGGGGGCGTTCGTGCTGATGTAGTTGAAGCTGTTGTCCCACTTCAGCACCTGTTTGTGGGTTATGGTGTCGCCTATGTCGAAATGTCCGCTCTGCCCATAAAAGACTCGCGGATTTAATTGCTTTGTAGACGTTCTGGATGGCCAGCAGTTGTTTGTTGCTCCCCATAAGAAATCCCACTCATAGTTATAGACAAACCAGCTCCCATTTGAGCAGCAGTGCTGATAGCCGTATTTATACCACAGCTCGCAGTCATGTTCCCACGGATTTGCCGCCGGAGGATCAATGTAATATTCATCGTCGAAGGATGCGAAATGCGCAACCGCACTTGTCCGCGATGTTTGAAGGTGTGTTTGGACCTGCTTCGTGATTGCTCCAGGAACATTCCTTCGCCAAATCACAAGCCCATTTGTCTGCGGCCCATAAAACTGATATTGCATATAGGGTCCAACAGATGCCCAGTAGTTTGATCCGAAACATTCCGTTGCGTTCGCATATGTCCTGTATGAATCAATCAGGGGCGGCGGGAGATTCGTTGCACCCATCCCGACCCACGCGCCGGGCTTAATCCTGTATTTAGAATAAGCGCGTGTATAAGCAGACGCATCTCGCTCTACATACGGCCAGTCATCATCAACGTCTGGATGATCTGGGTCAAGCGCCTCATAATAATATCTCGAAAAAGAATAGTCTGCTTCATATGAAAACCGAGAATGAGGCCAATAAGAAAGTATATTCGTTACGCTCTCTCCGGTCCAGCACGCCCCCCCTGGTGTTAGGCTGAAAGAAAAATGATCTTCCTGGCGGTCTGTTTGCTGAAGAACTATTACGGACGAATTAATGGTGCGCCACCAATCGTCTTCGCCATAGGTCCACCGCATCGCATCCAGCAGCTTGCAGCGCTCGTTGTAGCCCTCTGCCGTAAGCAGCACCGGTGCGTTTGGGTAGCGGACCATGGGCCGGTCGTAGATCAGCATGATTGTCGCGTTTGTCGGTATTGGATTCGTGGCCGACCCGGTCGCGTCTGTAACGAAGTTTGTCACCTTGATCCACCAGTTTGACGCTTCTGTCCCGTTTCCAGAAACGGTCAGGGTTTCGAACATTTGCCCAGACGGTTTATTCAGCCCACCCTCAACGGTATACACGTCCGACGTCCATCCGTAGCCCGAAATAGTTACGCTGAATGGCGCGTCTGATGTCCAGTTCCGCATCTGAATGCGCGGGCGAACGGGCGGCGGCTGATCGTAATTGAGTCCCGCTTCGTTTATTTCGGGGGTTGTATAGCGCAAAACGCCATCAAACAGATGATTCCACCCCATAGCCGGCCGCGCCCAACTGTTGCTGATAACCCCTGTTTCGTATGTTCCCCACCCCCAGTTCTGATAATAGAAGTTCGTCCAGATCCCATCAACCCAGTTGGTACAGGTGAACATTGAAAACAAGATATCCCAGCCGCTGGTTATTGAATACAGGTTCGCACTTTTGCCGTAATAAGGCGCATATCCGCCATCAATGTCAAAAATCTTGTCCCGGTCTCCCTCCTTCATCCATCGCGGATAGAATTGCATCCTGTAGGTTCCGCTGTATTCGGGATTTATCGGGATGTTGATGTCCCAGGTGAGCCCGTAATTCAGCGTGGCCAGCACGATATTTTGGGTCGCGAGGGGGCCTTCCGAAAACTGGTAGATATAGTTTGTCTGGTAGTTCTTTCCGTCCCAGTCAGTATAATACCAGATATTTGTGAGCACGCGACCAATCCCCAGGTGATTGAACCACTGCGCGCGATCTCTATCAAACTCAAGCGCATTGTGGAAAACCCCATTGGAATCGGCCAGCCATTGCGGAACATAACTCATGAGCGCATCAAGCATCGCATAATCAATGGCCTGAAGGCATTCGCTGTCGAAAAACGGATAATTGACGGTCGTTTGGCCATTCGCGGTATAGGTGAACGGCCCCAACTGGTTTGTGAGCGTGACAAAATCCCACTGCTGCGTCCCCCCTGCGGTTCCGGCCATGACCTGATAAGTGTCCACCCATTCTGGCGGAGTCGAGTTCACGGCCCAGCATCGCTCCACCACGCCGCTGTAGTAATCCGCGATCATCCCAGCCTCGAACCACGCACCCGTCTGCACCGGATAGTAATTGAAGGCCGCAAAGGATAGGGCAGGGGATAACGCCAGGATGACAAGAAAGCGCCTCACATCGGCAGCCCGAGCAGGATGTTTGATGTCTGGTATCGCCGCGCTATGACCGCATGTGTTTCGTCTCTCAAATATACCTGGCAAAGATCCACCTCGATGAATGCAGGATTGTTTGGATTCGACTTCTCTGTGCGCTCAACAATTTGCCAAGTGCCGTAGCTGCCCTTTTGAATCAGCAGCACCAAATAATGAGGCTCTCCTTGTGTCCCGCCCGTGATGTTGATTTCTGCCGTAACCTCTACCGGTGCAGCCATGCGTCCATAAAAGCGATAGAGGCCCTTGTGGATCGTTATTGTTGCTGGTGTGGCATCTTCTGAAACGCCCCCAACGGTTGCGCCAAACGGGAATGCAGACCAATTTATCGAATTCGCCGTGGCGACCTCTGCCACATCCACCAGCAATCCGCCGTCGCCATCCACGCGCACCTTGCACCCGACGCCCTTCGCGTTGCGCACAAAGCGGTAGATGCTTTCCAGCTCGCCGGCGCGAAGATTCTGGCCGGCAACGATCCGGGAGGGCACCTTGCCGGGCGTGTAGCTCATCAAGCCCACAGTTACGCCTCCGGTGCGGGGTTGATCACATACATGAACTCTTCATCGCCCTGATAGCGCCATGTTTCGGTTTCGGTGATGAAGTGATCCGCCTGCTGGGGATCGTCGCGGCGGTGGTCAATGCAGTAGAAGTATTTTCCGGAGCCAAGCGAGCGGGTTTTCACGCTGCCCCCGACTGTGAAAGTCAGGATTCCGGATTTCTCCATCACGTTCGATTTTGTGAAGTTTATCCCGCTTGGCTGCACCTGCCGCTGGATGGTGATGTCTACAATCGGGGTCATATAGGCGGCCTCGATGGTTTCGTAAAGCTCCGTCACGGTGATGTTGCCGTCCGCATCCTTTTCGGTGCGCGTGACCGGATTGCCCTCCTTATCCAGTTGGGGCTTCGATCCATAGGGCTTGTTGTGCAGATAGGAGGAATCCTGCATACTCACAAAGAAAAAATCTGATCCGCCCGCCATAGCTTTACTCCGTTATTCCGATCACCTTGCCGTGAATCCGTTTGAGGTTCTCGTTCGAAAGAATCATCTGCTTGAGAAGCTCGCGGCCCTCTCCGAAAGAGGCCGTTTTATCCGCAAACGCTTCGCCCATTGAGCGGGTCGTGGAGCCGGTGAGCTTTTGGCGGAAACGCTTCGCCCCCGCACTCATCGCCAGGCCCCCCGCTGCGCGATCCTGCTCCGCCATCCCGCGAATGAACTCATCCTTGCCCATCGGCTTCGTGTTGTCGGCGATCCGCGCGAGCAGCTCGGTCTGCTTTTTGGTTTCGGGGTCTGGCCCCTTTTCAAAGGCTTCCTCGTAGCCCTTCAACTTGGGTGCGGGATTAGCGGCAGATTGCATTGCTGCGGCCCGTGACGCCGGGGTGCTGCGTTCCTCTTTCGGCGGGGTCTTTGAAGACCATGTAATGCCCTCAAAAGATTTTTTTAACGCTTCTGATTCCGCTAGGGCTTGCTGGTTTTCTTCATCTTCTCTTCGCTTGCGAATGTCGTCCGCCGATACTCCGCGCCGCGTCTTAATCTCTTCAATAACACGACCGGTTGCATTTTCACCGCCCCATGCGTTTACGAGATCAATGCCTTCCTGCTTTGCCATATCTGCGCGGATTTGGTCGTAAAATTGTTTTTCAAGTTTTTTTCGCCTTGCTTTCCCGGCAGAAGTTTTGCCGTTATAGATTAGTCCGTTTTCATCATACGGATGCGAATTTAGATATTCGTCAGCTTCAAGTTTCGCCTGATCGCGATATACTGAGTTCTCACCTTTCTTCCTTGCCCAATTCGCAATAGTCATTCCGGCGACATCCCCGATAACACTTCCGATAAACGGAGCGGCCTTTAATAGCGCTGAAACAAGGTCTGACCCGATTGCGGTAAAAACAGCGCCGATGTCGTGCAGCGCCTGCGATCTTTTTTGATCATCAAACAAATCGGCAAAAAGACTTTTTAACACAGACAAAGCGGACGCTGTGCGGTTGGCCCATTCTGTGATTGATCCGTTACTTCTCAATTTTTCCAGAAGATCAATCAGCTCACTTAGGCTGTCTTTTGCAACAGATTTTAGACTCTCCCCAAAGGTCGCCAGCGCCAGCGTCCAGTTGTCTTTCAGCGTTGAAAAAAGACCGTTTCCGGTTTTAGCAAGTTCCTCCATCCCGCCGGAGAACTTTCCAAGTTCGACCTCAAACCGCGCCATGATCGCATCTGCTGATGCGCCCGCCTGTGCAAGGGAATCAATTTCCTTTTTTGCCTGCCCGGTAATGACAGCCATCTGCAAAAGCTCGTTGGTGGCTTCTCCGGTTTGCCCGGATTCCGCCCCGATCCGTAACCGGCCTGCCCAGAAAGCCATCTGTTTGAGTTTTTCGGGCGACAGAGATGCAGCAGCATCCCCGATCTTGGTCAAGATTTCGATGTTCTGCTTACCTTTGAACCCGAAGGCTTCAAGAAGTTTAGACCCCTCAATCAGCTCTTCCATCTCGAAGGGCGTTTTCGCGGCAAGTGTCTTCAATTCTGCAAAGCGTTCTTTTGCCGCACCCATTGACCCAAGCAGTGTTTTGAACTGCTGCTGATAGGTCTCGAAATCAAAAGCCTTCTTGATCGCGCCGCCAAGCGCAGCCACAGCCCCGGACGTGGCTATGATGGAGGGCAGGCTGAATGCGGCCCGAAATATGTTTTTTATGCCGCCAAGTATCCCCTTCACTCCGGCTGAAATCCCCTTGAACGCCGTCACAATGACTGACTTTGATTTTTTAGCCTTATCGGAAAGCCGCTCCATCTCATGCTCAAGGCGGTTCATTTCCTTGATGGCGGAATCTATGTCCCCCTTCATCAGATTCTCCGCAACGATCTTGAACCCTAAGAACTTGCCAGCCATCAGACCGCCTCCATCAGTTTTTTGCGGAAGGTTTCCTCAAAGGTGCGGAACCGGTAGAGTCTCGCGGCATATTCGGAGTCCGGATTGGTTTTGCCCCCTGCGGCCCTGGCCTCGCGCTCTTTCCGCGCCACATACGCGGTCGCCATCATCTGCACCATCTCCATGGGCGCTTTCCAAATCCAATACTCCGGCCCCATGCCGTGCTCTGCGCACAACCCCTCCACGAGCCACCCGTAATTGCCGGATTTATCCACGCGCTTTTGTTCGTTCTCGATGCTTTTTTCGGCCTGCTGCATCGAAAGCATGGCCTCGTTCATTTCGCGCCTCGTGAAGTTTGCCTTCGCCTTCCAGATAAGCAGCGCCCGAAGGAAAGCGGCCTTGCTGTTGATCCGCCAGAGCTTCTCGGGAGAGTTCGAGAGCGACATCACAAACGCCACCGAGACATCATCGCGATACCATTCAATTGCCCGCTGCACGAAATCCTCTGCACCGAGCGTGAGCCGGTAAAGGCAGACATTCCCAAGCGGAACAGCGGGGGTCATTTTGCGCACCCATTCGCGGGCCGGTTCGCTGTCGGTTACACCGGACGCCAGATCATTCAGTTTGCAGAGATCGTCAAAGTCCCTCAGAAGCTCCAACCGGAGCCCCTGAGATTTTAATTGTTGGACGGATGATTCTGCAAGGGGGTGCATCAGGCATCGTTCATGTGTGTTTCGAGCCAGCCCTGATATGAGTAGATTTTCCATCCTTCGCGGCTGGATTTCGGCTCCGAATTAACGGCCCCGTACCAGGTGCCCGGCATCGTAAGCTGCGACAGCGCCTCAAAGGTGTACTGCTTGCGGATGTAGGTGATCAGGTAGCCGTCCGTCTTGTAGTCTGCGCTTTCAAACGCCTCGGCTACGTTCGTGGATACACTCAGAGATCCGGAAATAAAGCCCTTCGCCGCCACTGTAATCCCGGAACCAAGCGCGTTCGGAACCCCAAAGCCGCCCACCACGTCAATAGATTCGGTTGCGCCGTTCACAAGATCAACTTTCGCAATCGCTGAAAGTTTGATCGCGGTCACAGATGCGGTGATGTAGTTGTCAGACGGGGCGCTGATGTTGGCAGATGTCAGTACGTATCCGGTTGCGCCGATCTGCACGCCAAACGCAAGCGTGAGCGTGGAATCGGCATGGACCTCATAGTTCACCGTGACCTGATCGGCCGGATTGACTTCCAGCACCTCAAGAATCTTGTTGTCAGCGCGGCGGCTTTCAACGTACTGGCTAGCGCCGTTCTCCTGTGGATCCAAATCAACCAGGATGATTCCGGACTCGGTCGCAAGACCCAGCGGATCGTCCGTGTGTGCGTGTGCGTAATTCCATGCCATGACTTTTTCTCCTATTCTACTGGTACGCCGCCCAGATCAACTGGGGCGTTCCTGTTACAGCTTTCGCAATCGGTATTTTTGTTGACGGTATAAACGCCGGAACCCCCGGCGGCAAAACGTGCTGATCCGTTCCAAACGACAGCGTGATTGAATGGGTGCTGTCGTTGTTCTGGAAGTACCACAGCACCGGCACGATTTCGCCCGGATTGATCGTTTTCCAGTCCGTGGTGTTCAGGGTGTAGTGCCCCCGCTGGAAATCGCCAGTCAGCTCCGTAAGCTGGATATTGGACGGGTTGAAGTTTTCGGCGTCGTTTACCGTTCCGTCAACCGCCAGATTCAAGTTTATGGTTAATGTCGCCATTTTTTAATCTCACAGAAGGCCAGAAAATCAACCGCTACGGGCTCACATAGTCCGTGGTGAACACGATTTCGCATTCAAACGAGCAGATCCACAGCATCAGCTTGTCCTTTCGGTTGGGCATGTCCACCAGGTCCATTGTCACGTCCGGGAGCCGCTTGGGGCGGAAAAGCTTCATGTTTGGGGTCTTGTTCACCATCGGCAGCACCTTCAGAACGGCCATGCCGAACGCGCGCGCTTTGGCCTGGGTGGTGAACTGGCCATGAATCACCGCATCCATGTGCAGATCCACCGGCACCGTGTCAGCCATCAGCGACCGCACATCATCGCCGCCCCCGACAGCGAAGAAAAACGCATCCGCGACACCCGGATTGATGTCCATGAACGCATTCTTGCCGTCTGTGTGGCTCGTGGCGGTCAAAAGTGCGGTATAGACGGCCCATGCCGCGTCTGTCCAAGCTGCTGTGTTGTAGGCCATATCTCAGTCCTTTTTGAGCCGTTCCAGCTCGTCGTTTATGATCTCGATGAATCTGGGGGCCTCATCCTCGCCGGCGCGCGTGATGTATTTCGCATCCGCCTTTGCGCCCTTGGCAATGGTGCCGGCCCCTCGTTTGAACCAGGTTTGCCCTTTTTCCTCGTGCATTTTGAAGGCATAGCCCCCGGCCTCGCTGTTGACGGGGACGAAAACCTCCGCGAATTTCTCGTTGCTTCGCGCCGTGATCGAATGCATCAACCCGCCAGGCTTCCGCCGGCTGGTGGAGGTCTTGCTTCGGCGCTTCCGGGCCGCCTTCCATTGTGCGGCCGTGGCACGGGATTGCTTCTTGCGCTCCTTGTCGGTTGGGGATTTGGGGGCATAGCGCACCGCGAAGTCGCGCCAGCGCGTGGAAATGCGGTAATGGATTCGCTCAAGGCTCTTGGGGGCCTCATTCTTTACCCGCGCGAGGTCTTTCAAAACCCTGTCAAAACCGATCAATTTAACGTCCACTGCCATATAGCAATGGCCGAAAAATCAACATCTATTCGGCGATTTGGAATGAAACCTTGCAGGCGTCCGCTTCGTTTCGGCGCAGGGTTTCTATGGCTGCGGCGGCTCTTACAGCGTCGTTTGTAACCAGCAGGGCCTTGCAGCATGGGCACTCAATGGCTTGCTGGTTGAAGCTCATTGGAAGCGAGGATCGCGCGCCGCACTTCCTGCAGGTCACGATCAGGGCGACGATTTCGGAGGGCGTTACGGTGTGGACGGTTTCGGTCATTTCTTTTCTCCTTTTGCGCTTGAATTCTTCCGGTTGATATGTAGGTTATAGGTAGAGAGGCCCATCGCACGGAGTGGCAGTGCAACGCTGAAAGGCGACACCCACGTTAGTCCCGGTGGGCCTCAATATTTTCGACCTTGTGGTTATAGTACCTTGCCCCCATATTGGTGTCGCGTATTGTGATGAAGACGTTCTTTTCAACTCCATTCATTGTTACAGGAATGATTTTTTTATAAACAGCCTTTATTTCTTTTCTCGCCTTCCTGTCTTTCTCTTTTGACCATATTTTACTTAATCGAATCAGTTCGGGCAGGTGTGCAATAACGGCAACATCCTCTGGCGACGGATTCCCGCTCAATGCGTGCTTGATTCCCGTCATCGGGATTTCAACATCTTTTTTTATTTCTGGGTCTTTAACTTTGACGCCATAAAATCTAACTTTTGAGGCCGCAAGAACCTTTTTTGTTTCTGCGCGTTTGCTTTTAGGGACAACGAAATTGATCTTAAGCGGCTTCTCCTGTCGCACACCCAGCCCACGCTTCACCTGCAACGAATAGAACGCCTTCTTGAACGCTTCCGGATCGCCGCCGGGATCGCCGGCATCGCGCCCAAGATAGATGATGCCGCCCCTCGATGAATCGCGATTCCAGCCATGCTCCGCATTCGCGGGGGCAACCTGAAACTGCGGCACCTTCTTTCGGTCCATCTGGCGCAGCCATTCTTTGTCCAAGCGGTCAACCTCGCCGTGAAAGCGATCCATCCCCGCAACCTGAAGATTCCATTTGAGCTTGTCCTTGATCAGGTCAATCTCGGCATCCTCCTCGCTCATGCCGCCGGCAATCTTTGCATCCATCGCCAGACGGTCGCTGTAATCCTGCATGGCTTCGGTGATCTTCGCGCGATCCGCCGCCGATACGGGGCCATCCGCCACGGCCCTCAACTCATCTGGGTTCGAACGGCCGGCCTGCCGCTTGGCTTCGTCCTTGTCGAGCTTTTCGTCCACGCGCTCAAGGCTGCAGTCGCAGTTGCTGGACAAGAATCCATTTGCGAGGTACATTGTTGAAAATGTGTGGAGGTCGTAAACATGTCCATCATACGAAGTGATATTAACATCAACGACGCGATCAGCCGTTACGAATCCGGAGAATCCCTCTATCACCTTTCCAATGCGCTCGGCTGCAGCCGCTCGTGCCTTTTGAACAAGTTCGCGCTTCGCGGGGTTCCAATTAGAAGCCATTCTGAAGCCGGCAAGGTTCGGGCTGCTCAAATGAGCCCCACCGCTCGCAAGCGTCAAGCGGAGGCTGCCCATGCGGCCGTCAGAGGCGTCAGCAGAGGCCGCCAAGAGTTGGTGAAGCGTGCTATTACAAGAGAAGTCGTAGGCGGTTTCGGTTCCGCAACTGAAGCCAAACTCGCGGAGCTTATTGAGAGTCTCGGAGTCAGTGTCACCCCGCAAAAGGCTGTCGAAAAATACAATGTTGATATTGCCCTTAACGGATACCCCGTCGCCGTGGAGGTTTTCGGGGGCGGCTGGCACGGAAGTGGTCGCCATGTCGCAAGAGAGCCCAACAGAACCGGAACTATTATGCGAAACGGGCTCACCCAAATCATTGTTTGGTGTGATAAACGGCATCCCGTCGGAATCGGCGCAGCGGAATATATAGTCTCCACTGCGAAGCATCTTTGCTGTGACGAATCCATCCTGCCCGAGAAGCATGTGATTTACGGTGACGGAAAGCCTGCGCCCGCTTGCAAATGTTATTGAGACAACCGGCCCTGAATAATACGCCCTCATCGCCGCCTTTAGACCAGGGGCAACAAGTTGCGTCCCCGGGAGCACGCAGTTCGGATGAAACATCCCCGCATCCATCGCCTGCTGATAGGTTGGATACTTGTCCGCATTCGCCCCCGAAGAAGAAAGAATGAGGCCGTTCCACGCGGTGCAGATCGGGCAGGTCTCGCCCACGTTCACAACCCTAACCAGATCGTCCCCATGCTTCGCTAGGGTGTCAATGTAGCTGTCGCGCGATACCCGCTGCATGGTGGTTCGTGTCAGCATCCGCAGATAATCGGCATTGTTCCACGTGCGCCCGGATCGGTCCACAAAACGATCATGCCTCACCGATCGCGCCAGTTTATTCCAGCGCTCCTGAATGCGCTTCTGAATCTCGTTCGCGCTCAATCCCTCAATGCTGGCCTCGCGAATCACGCTGATGGTGGCGTTGCGCAGATGCTTGATTTCCTGCTCTGCCATGCTTTTTGTGAACACGGCCGCGATATGCTTCTCGTTCTCCGGGCTGATCATTTCCGAATAGGTCTTGACCCGCTCGCGGTCGAATTTCAGCAGCGTAGAGCCAAGCTGCTCGTTCCCGATCGCCCGTTTGATGTCGGTCACGGCCTCCTTGTGCCAATCCTGAGACACCACCGCGACGGAATCATGGATCCATGCGTCTATTTCGCGCGCCAGCACATCATAGACCGAAAGCATGTCTGCATAAACGCCATCGCGATTCCGTGCGATCAGCAGCTTGCGGGGGGCCTCAGTCGCTTTTTCGATTTTGTCGGCAATGCGCTGCTGAGCCCGGAGCAGCTTGGACTGCAGCTCTCTTGAGCCCATCGCCTCCTTGGCTCTGAGCTTCCTGATCCGGCCTACCTTCTCGGCATTGTTCATTCAAGGGCCTCGAACCGGCCCAGCCGCACGTAGCCCGTCCGAACCAGCCAGCGCATCGCGCACGCCGGGATCGTATCCATCGAAAGCTGTTCCTTCTTGCTGCCGTCTTCCTTGGTGCTGAGAATGTGCGGGGCCGAAACATCTCCATCGCCCAGGGCCGGGCCGTTCAGCAGCAGGTGCAGTGCCAGCTCGTAGCAGGCCACGTCGTGCCTGGGGAAATCGCCCTCTGTGGTCGCGTCCGTGTCGAGTTCGTCCACCACGTCCGCAATCATCCTGCGAGCCTGCGCGACAGCAGCCGTTCTTAGGTTTGTGCTTGTGAATTGCGCCCATTCTGCGGCCAGCACATGATTGGTGGCCCCGAAATAAGCGTCTGCACCAGTAATATCTATCGCCATGATCGTTCTCCAAAAAAATAACCCCGCCGCGCGTTGTGCGAAACGGGGTTATGGGCCTCCGGTTGCGTTATGCTTCCAGCACGACCCGGCTATTTCTTTTCCTTCGTCTCCACAACCTTGAACCCGCGCCCCTCCCAGAGCTTCTGCTTCTCCGGCGGCACGGAAATCATGCAGGTGTTTTTAAGCATTTTTACGAGTTCTTTTTCCTTTGCCGCCATGTTTCCTCTCTTCGCCATCGCTGGCCTCTTTCGGTTCGATTGGGGTTTCAATATACCTGGTTTTGGCTTCGCACTCCCACCCGTTCTTCATCCATGCATCCAGATCGGACACGTTGATGATGCAATATTTATCATCTTTCCAGATTTTGCAGGTTTCAATTTTCATGATCGTTTTTTGCTGCCGGGCGAGGGGCCAAGGAGGTGACGTGGGCAAACCCCCCGCCCGGAGCAGCAATATCATTCGTCGTTCGCCGGGAACAGGTTCAGGTAGTAGTTCGTTTCGTTCACGGTCACGAGGAATCCGTATACTGCATCATTGGTTAATGCGGCTACGGGAACATCTTCGAAAATGATCTTGTCGCATATGATGTCGTCCGAGAACGTAGCCACACAGGTCACGCCCAGAGTCCCGCCCACAGTGGCGTTGGTCTGGATCGTGGCCGCGCCGATCGTAGCCTCAGCGCAGTTGTAGTTGGTGTGCGTGCCGGTCAGGCCGCCGTTTGCCGTAACCATACCAGCGGCCGTGATGCTGCCATTAACGGTCAGATTGCTGAAAACGCGCGTGGCAATGTTGCCCTCGTAAAACGACCCGTCAGACGGGAGCGTGATGTCATCGAGCGCAAAAACCACGACAGAAATCAGTGCCGCGAAAACAAACAAACAAAACTTCTGCATCTCTTTTTCTCCTCAAATGAGTCCCTGGGCGGCGGTTCAGGCACACCCAGGGACGGTTTTAACTCAATCAGCCAGCCACCAGGCAGCCGCCGTTCGGCTGGATGACGCGCAGGCCCACGAACACATCGTACACGATGCTGTCAGCCAGCGTAACGAGGCTGGAGTCCATCGAGACGCGCACGCCGATGCCGTTGATCGAGGCACGGGCGCTGTTGGCGTTCAGCGGAGCGGGCGCAACGATCGCGCCAGTAACCGCGTTCGGGTGGAAGGCCACGTTCATGTAGCCAGCGTCTTCGAACGTTACAACGGCCTCGGCGGTCGCCTGAGCGGCAAGCGCGGGGTAGATGTCAACGGTCGTGTAAGCATTAGCCACCGCGGTCACGTCCTTGCGAACGACGTAGCGCGTGGTGTCGCCGGCGATGGTGAACACGGTTCCGGCATAGATCGTACCGGTCGCGTTGGTCACGCCGTCAATGCCGATCTGCGTTCCACCAGCAGCGACCGTCGAAATGATGACCGGAGAACCGGCAATGTCATTCGCGGCGGCCGAACGCGAGAACGCGCCCAGCAGCGGATCGGTGATGAACGTGAAGCCGTAACGGCTGCCCAGCGTCGCATTCTTCAGGCCGATCGGGGCATCCGCGCCGTAATCCTGCGAGGTGAACTGCGAGAGCTGAATCAGGCTCGACTCAACCGTTGTGTCAACCAGCATGACGCGGCCGGTCTTCGAAATCAGCGCGTCGTTGAGGGTCTTGTTCGCAGCGGCGAGGTGCGCCATCGTGCTCGGGCGGTTTCCGACCGTCCCGGACAGGTTCGCGCGGAAAACCTGCAGGTTGCGAATGAAATACTTGTCAATGGACTGGCTGATGGAGCGCATCGCCGGCACGGTGACAAGGCGGGTGAACTCATCCAGCTCCAGGGACTTCTGCTTGGAGGTCAGATCAATGCGCTTGTACAGGTGTTTCTCAAGCGTCAAATCAATCTGGCTCTCGGTCACCTCGGTCGCGCTGGTGGAACCGCTGAATTCATCGGCATCGCCGAAAACGGGCGGAACAGTCACTTTCATGCTGTCGCCAATCTTCGAGCCGGTGAACTCCGCTTCTTTGTCGCGGTTAATGACGTTTCCAACCGTGATCAGGTTGTTTGCCACAATGGACGCATCGCGCGCAACCATTGTCGGGGTAATCAGTGAATTCGACATATTTTCAAACCTTTCTTTTTGTTAAATTAAACCTTTACTCACCAGGTCTTTTGACCGTTCGGCCTCGCTCATTTCGGCGATCGGCTTCCCGCTCCGTCCGACCTGCACGGCACTGACATGCGGCTTGGCTCCGGTTCCGCTTCCCGATGTGTCAACCAGCGCGGCGCTGTTGATGCGCTTGAAGGTTTCGATCTTCGTGCTGACTGCCGCCTCATCAGACAGATCATCAACACCGTCGAACACCCCATCAAACGCCTTTTCCAGCATCTTGTGATCAAGCCCGTCCTGGAACTTGATCTTGTGGCGCGCCCTCAAATCAGCCAGGGCATGAGCGCGGGCCAGCGCGTTCTTTTCCTTCTCCGCACCGTCTGCGCGTTCCTGCAGCCGTTTGAGGTTTTCGGACATCTCGCGAATCTGGTCCTGGTACTTTTCAGCGTCGGATTTCCCGGCGTTTTCCTTTTCCTTCGCCTTCTTCGTGAGTTCCTCAACCTGCTTCGTCAAATCGGCCACCTGCTTTTGGGCTTTCTCAAGCTCCGCTTCGGCCTTTTTGCGAGCACCGGCCGCCTTGTCATCCGCCATCCTGTCGGGGTCGAATTTCTGCAAGAAATCCTTTTCCTCTGCGGATAACTCCTCGCCCTTGCTCAGTTTTGCCAACACATCTTTCAGGTTCATCGTTTGCCTTTCGCTTCAGTTTTATGGGTGCCGTAACCCTTCGCGCACGTTGCGCGTTACATCATTGGCCCGAAAATCAACCTGCTGGGATCAACTCCGGGACGATCTCGGTCATGTTTTGAATCTCCTCGATGATCTGCTGCTTGCGCTCTTCGGGGATTCCGAACTTGTCATCCAGCAGCTCTACGGCCTGCAAAAGCAGCTCGTTTTTGAAGCTCTGGGGGCCGCCCAGCAGTTGCATCTCGGTTATGGTCTTGATCGTTGTCTCAAACTCAGAAATATCGAAATCGCGCGGATATTGCGGCTCGTACTCTTGGAACGTGGCATCCAGGCGCTGGGCGGTGTCCACAACCCACGTTTCGGCCTCCTCAAGGCGCTGTGCGCGCTGGGAAAGCATCACCGAGATGTCCAGGTGGTCCCACGCTTTGGCCTCCGCACTGGCGACCTGCCGCGTTTCCTGCTGCATCCCGAGCCCAACGGCGTTGTACATTTCCGCCCCGAGCCTCTTCAGGTTCTCGGGCAGGGTCTGCATGGATCCGGCATCCGGCATGATATAGCGAGTGATCCCGTTGTCTTCAGTGCCCTCTACCACGGCGAAATTCAGGCCGCGCACCAGGTCCATCGCCCCGGCTGCTGAAATCTTCATCTTGGACGCGATCTCTTCCACTACGCCGGCGGGGAGTACCAGTTGTGGGTATCCGGCGTTGATATTGTTCTCGTGATTGGCGCTTTCGAGGTTCAGGCAGGCGGCCTGTATCTGCTCGATGTTGTCAAACCACCACGCGCCATCCGAAATCTCGCCCAGCAGGAAGAAGGGGACGCGGCCGGCGCTATGAGGCAGAACCTGCCGGGATTCCTCCTTGCCGTCCTTGATCGTGATTGCGATTGCTTCGGTTGGTGTCCAAACCGTGCGGATGGTTGATTCTATTGGCTCCGATTCCCAGCTTGTCGAGTTTTCAGACACAACCTCGGTCATCAGCCAAAGCAGCGCACCCGTTTCGAGATCGAACGCCCAATCAACCACATCGCGCGGGTTCCATATCGTGATGTAGGGCCTATCGTTTCGCGCGGCCTTTTCTGCTGCAGTTTGTGCGCGGGGGGTTCCGGTTTCGTCCTTTGGAGGGGCGGCGCGATCCACCCCGATCCAGCACCAACGTCCGGCAGTGAGAAACAGCGAAGCGCGTTCCATCGCCTGGTTGATGCTCAATCCCGTTTTGGTCGCATTCTTCTCGAAATCCTCAGAAATTCCTGCGCGTGCGATCTCTTGCCCAAAGACGTACTGATTCAGGGTATTTGCGATCCTGGCCGCGCGGTTGATCATGAAAGCGCGATCTTTGCGCGGATAAATCCCCAGGGCCGCGTCTCCGCTCCAGCTGATCGAATCCTCGTGAGGGGCCCTGCACAGCCGCGCCTCGATATACGGCCTGCCTCCATCCAGCACCAGCAGGTTGCGCTCCATGTCGGTGTCGCGCGCAGTCAGAATCTTGTTTCGCCGCGTTAAATAGTAACTTTCAGTTGCCATATCAAGAATGGCCAGAAAATCAACCACGCGCGGGAAGAATGGCCCCGGACCGGTTTCCGCCGGACAGCTCCGTCAGGGCCCAAACGAGCGCATCCATTCGGTTGGGGCTGGCCTCGTTTGGCTGCCCCGTGTACGAAACCATCTCATCCTCAAGGTCTGCAAACGTGCCCACATGGTGCACCAAGCCCTGCTCGTACAGCGATGAAATCGGCTCCGCGCGGACGAGCTTTCCCCTGGACGCATGGACGCCGCGATAGCTGATGTGCGGATCAACGCTGCGGATGTTGCTTTCGACAAGATCGCCCCCGTTGTTGGTTTCGCCAATAACGCGATCAGCCCCGTGCTTGTGGTAGAGCGAGCATGTTTTGGCCGCCCAGGTAAGCGGGGAGGCCCGCAGGCTTGCGTCTGTAAGCACGTAATAGTGCCCGTTTGCGCCCTTGCCTGCCGCCACAATGCCGGTTTCGTCGCTGTCTGAGGTGCTGGTGACGGCTGGATCAACCGCGATCACCACGCGCGCTAATTGGGGCAGCAGATCCCGCGTTACGCGGCCATCGTTGATCAGCTTCCACTGGAACAGTGCCCCGGACACCTCGTCCATCCAGTCCCCGATCCAGACTTGCCGGTAGCGGCGCAGATTCTGGGTTTTGCACTCTTCTGCCAGGCGCAGCACATCCGGGGGGAGGTTTTCGAGGTTGTTTCGGTAGTCGGTGTGGATGTACACGGTATCATCGCGGGGGCCGTTCTTGAACCAGCGCTGATAAATCCAATGCTGCTTGTAGGCCGGATTGAGGCACAGGAAAACATGGTTGCGCTTCCGCGTGTCACGCACGGACAGGTCAATCTTTTCGAACGTGTCGTAATCTGGCAGCTCTTCCGCTTCATCCAGCACCCAACTATTGATGCCCTGGAGCGATTTCAATTTAGCGGTCTGGTTCCCGCTGGCCGTGCGTATGCCGCGAAACAGGATTTCTGAACCGGACATGCGGTTGCGGATGTTGGACGCGGTTGGAACGAACTCGCCCGCAAGCCCCAATCGTTCGACCTTCTCCTGGAATTCCGGAATAATCGAATCTTTGGCGCTTGTGAGGGTGTAGCGCGTGAAAAGAATTCGGTAGCCAGGTTCCCGCATCATCAGGGCCAAACAGGTCGAAAGCGCGAAGCTTTTCCCGGATCCGCGCCCGCCAGTCAGCACCACATAGCGACGGTCAGGAAGGCCAAAGAGCGGCTCGTAGGCCGCGTTAATCTTCAGCCGGTTCATTCGCTGGGGTCTTGATGAACTCGATTACGGTTCGGACGGGATCTCCGCCAGGGCCGCTTTGTTCGAGGCGGTCAATGAAATCGCCCTCGCTTTTGCCAAGCAGCTCTGAGGCGCGCAGTCGGTCGCGATCTTCGGCATTTGGATTCAGGGCCATCTCAGACCAAAAGCGCTGGCGTTCTTCGCGGTTCATGATCGTTTGGAATGATCGTTTTTGCTCTCGTTTCTGGATAGCCTCAGCGATTTCAGCCTTTTTCAACAGCCTATGCCCCTGTGCGTAAGCGGTTTTTTTTGAATACCCAGCAGCAAGCGCGGCTTCCGTTGCGTTCCCATCATAGGCCGCCACGAATCGCTTTTGCTTTGCTGTCAATTTCTGCGCACTCATCACAAAAGGCCGCTAAATCAACCCCTTGCGGCAACGATGTAGCGCTGGCGTCCGATGCGCTTGCGGGGAAAGAGGGTCCAAATGGCTGGCAATTTCTTCACGATGTCGGCGTGGCGCGTCTCAACATTCTGCACCGAACAGCGCAGTTTTTTTGCGATCTCTGGATATGATGCGCCCTGAAAACGTGCAGCGATGATATAGAGCTCGTTGAATTCTAGCGAAAGCCATTGGCGCAGAAATTCGCCAAAAACGCCGAAATCGCTCGTTTCCTGCTTTTGGTTTGCAGATGCGGCGAGCTTGTCTGGGAGCGTTTCCGAACAACCATCAAGCGAAACATGCGAAACCCCGCGTCCGCTTGGTCGCTCGTTTCCGGTCCATCGCTGCTGATTTTTTTTAAGATTTTTTCCCTCCACGCAGTTGCGACAGGCTGAATTTTCCCACCGCGTTACCGGTTTCGGGCGATCAGGGCATTTGTGACATTCCATCTCGTTGCCTCGCAAAAAATGCATACAGAATGCATACAGGGGTTGAAAAACAGGGTTTCGGACACGCATAAAATGCAATGATTGCAAGGGTTAAAAGAAAAATGGTGGCGAGAGGCGGAATCGAACCGTCGAGACTATCCCTATATGCAAATATGCGTTTTTCCTAATGTTTTGGACATATTAAAACGCTATTGACACCCCTAGACGTTAGCAGTTACGTTAGCAGGTGCAAAACGGGAAACAGCAAAACGGAACCGGATGCACTAAAAAGGGAGGCGGCAATGGCGTCAATACACAGGCGGAAGGGCACGAAAAAATGGCACGCGGCTTTTTATGATGCGGAAGGCCGGCGCTGTATGCGATCCACAGGCACCAGCAAACGCGGTGATGCAATGTCCATTGCGCTTGACTGGGAAGAGGCCGCCCGGCGGGGCAGGGAAGGGCGCTTGACGGTGGATCAAGCCCGCAAAGTCATTGCGGACATATACGCCAGAGCAAACCGGGACAAGCTGCCGGCGGGCACCGTCCGGGAATATGTAAAGCACTGGATGCAGATGAAAGAGGCGGGGCTTGCAGATTCATCCTTCACAGAATACAAGCGCCTGACTGCCGATCTGATTGACTTTCTGGGCAAGCGGGCGGATGGACCGCTTGACGCTATCACAAGCAAGGACATTGTGAAGTATCGCGCCCGGCTGCTGGCGCGTGTATCGCCGGCAACGGTGAATAAAAGCCTGAAAGCCCTTCGGGGAATATGGACACAGGCCCGCAAGGATGAACTGATAACGCGCAACGTTTTTGATTCTGTTTCCTATGTGAAGGCCGAACAGAAAAAGACGCGCCGCAAAAACTTCACAGGGGAACAGGTGAAGGCGCTGCTTCCCTATTGCAAGGATTCATGGCGGGGGCTTGTGCTGGCGGGGCTTTACACCGGACAGCGTTTGTCCGATCTGCTGGCGCTTACGTGGGAAGAGATAGACCTTGCCGGCGGGAAAATCCAATTCACAACGCAAAAGACGGGGGCGGAACTTGAAATCCCTATTCATCCCGCGCTAATGAAATGGCTAATGGACAATGCCGGCGATGATCCCGCGGCGCTTGTGTTCCCGGACTTCGCCGGAATTTCACAGAACACCGTTTCGCGCCAGTTTATGAAAAAGCTGCACAATGCCGGACTGATAAAGGCGGAACCTTCACACAAGAGCGCGAACAAGGGACGGGACAGCAAGCGGACCCTGAATGAATTGAGCTTTCACAGTCTGCGCCATGCTTACGTGACAATGATGAAGGAAGCCGGCGCAACGGATGGGATTACAAAGTCTATTGTAGGGCACCAGTCCGATGCGGTGAACAGGCTTTATACTCATATCGGAATTGATGCCATGCGCGAAGCGGTGAACAGGCTGCCGGATGTTACCGCGAAGTAATAGCAAGGGCTGCCGCGTTTAATCCGGCCTAATATCCCCAAACAAAGCGGCTGCAATTAGATCAATTCACAATGCGGGCAGATGTACTCTGCCTGTGTTTCGGACTTGTCATATCCCCGCCGCGGTGAAGGCCACGCCTTTATCCAATACCACGCCATCTTGTCGCAGCGAAAAGGCAACGCCTCGAAAATGGGCAAATTCATTGAGCAAAAATCAAAATGTTACAAATCGGATATATATAGAAGGCACAACAATGAAGAAAACAACGCCTTCCAGAAATGGAGCATGAGATGAAGGAAAACAGAGTCAGAACAATCAGAGAAAAAATGGGTCTTACCCTATCGGCGGTTGCGATTGCCAGCGATACGGAGCCGGGGCTTTTGTCACTGGTGGAACGCGGGAAGCGGTGCAGTCCGAAAGTACAGCAGCGCATATCCGCCGCGCTGGGTGTTCCCGTGAAAAAACTTTTCCCCGAGGGCTGAACCATGACCGGCACAGAAAACACAAGGCCGGAATTTATCCGGTTGCCGACAAAGGGACGTGATCCCTACTTCGGGTTGACCCGGAGTTATTATTACTTGCTGATAAAACGCGGGCAGCTTGAAAGTTTCACGCTTCGCCAGCGGGGGCAGAAAAACGGTGTCCGGCTTGTGAAATATGACAGCGTGCGGGATTACATTCTCCGGCACCGGGAAGGCGGCAGGCCATGAAGTTACAAAGCACTCGCAAAAAATATGATGATGCCCTGTATGCCTTGCGCAACACTGCCGCCGGCGCTGGCGTACATTCCCGGATCATGAGTGCCGCGGCGCTGGGCGCATTGTCAGACGTGCCAGCGCATGAGGCGGAAGCCGCAATTCTTTCCGCGATGCCCCGGACGCCTTCACCGTCAAACGAAGTGGCAACGGCGATCCGCAAGGCTTATACCGAAGCAGGGGGAATCGGGGCCGGATATACGCCGCTAATTTATCGTAAGCGCACGCCGCGAGACTTGACCGAGGCCCGGAAGAAAATTGCAGAGCCGCACACGGACTGCCCAGACCTGGAGTGCGAATTCTGGGAAGCGTCCCCCATTCGCATAGCTGGAGAACCGGGGCCGGAGGATGCCCGCCTAATGCTGGAAACTTTGTATAGCCCTGATGAGATATTGTTCATCGGTGAAAACTTTGGGCGCGATGTTCTGCCTGTGAGGGATTGGCTTGAGCGGTTGCCGGACAAGACCCCGGCACCCTGGCCGCACTTCATCCCGAACCCGCTTGACGGGCAGCCGCATGAACTGGAAGGCGGGAATATTTCCTTCCGTTGCGATGCGGCAGTGTGCGCGTTCCGTTTCGCC